CGACTCCCTCGACGTGAGTTTCGGCGAGTGGCCGCGGCGGGCCAACACGTAATCGGACAGGGCGACGTGCAGGGGCTGGCCGGCGTGCCCAGCCACCACAACAGCCACTCATGTTCGTCTGCCACCACTTCGGTTTGCGCCTCCTGCACCATCCCGCCAATCAGGCCGTAGTAATGCGCCAGCACCGCGTCGATTTCAAACAACAGCCTTTCCAAATCCCGACGATTCAATGCAGACAACTCGCGGCGGCGCAGATTCGCCTCAACTTCCTCCTGCATCCTTTCCAACTGCCGCAGCGCATCACGGGCGACAGAACGCTCAAAGCGCATCAAATCAATCTGCCGCGTCAGAAGGTCATGTATTGCCTGCTCGTCGATATTCATTCAGACGGCCTTTCTTCGTCCCGCTTGCCGCTAAAGTCCAACCCCGCCGCCGACTGGCCGTCCAGCCGTGCCGCCTCATCTTCCCATTTCAGATAATCCGACAGCAGGCCGCGCCGTTTGGCCTCCTCGAACAACGTTTCATTACTCAAAACGCCCGCCGCATTCATGCGTACCAGCACGTCTACGCTCGATTCGGGGTTGCCGTTGTCGTCTATGCTGCCCGATATTTCCACCGCGCCGCCTTCATCCAACCCGTGCCACGCCGCCATCATGTCCAGCACGCGGCCGATTGCGTCTTCCAACAGGTTTGCATAATGGCGCAGCAGGCTGATTTCACGCCCCGCCTCATCACGCGCCTGACTTTCGGTCAATGCCAGCTTGGTTCGCGTCAGCAGTTTCGCGCCGGCCGCCTGCATGTCCGTTTCCAGCTTTTCGATTGCCGTAACGCCTGCGGAAATGGCCGCCCCCGAATGCTCGACGTAATTCAACTCGCCGTCTGCGCCGACGCTTATCATATTTCCCGCAGCGGCCACCACATTCTGCACATCCTCGCTGCCGCGATACTGCAACAGCGGGACACGCACATAATGCACAATGTTGTCTTGGTCGGACTGGCTCTGCCAATGCTTCACATTCAAATAGGCAAGCTCCATCAGCGGCGGACGGCCTGCGAAAAAGCCCGTCTTTTCCAACACCAAATCAACCACCGGGACAAACCCCAGCGGCTCGCCGTTGCGCGACTGGTCGGCCTCGCTGTGGAGCAGCCAATTACCGTCTTTGTCCATGCGGTAACGCCTGACGCGGCCTGCCTCATGTACATTGATTTGCTCTACCGTCCGTTCGCCGAAATCGCCTTCATACTCCGTAACCGCCTGACGGTATCGGAACTGCGTACAAACCGGCCGACCCTGACGCATCTCATAACGGAAGCCCAACACATCCGAATTGCGGACAAACACCGCATAAGGCCGCAAGCCCAACGCCTTTTCCTCCGCCTTCGTCCTTGCCTTGCCGTCCGGATAGTCCACCAGCACATAACTGGCACCCTTGGCCAGCGCATCGGCAAACCATGCGGCACAAAACACATTCAGGGCGTTGTTTTGCAGGTCGAAGTTTTGCAGGTAGTCTTTCAGGCCGTCTGAAACCTTGTCCGTGCCTATATCGCGGAAGAAAACCCGCCCGACCATCTGGCCGATGGTTTCCTTCAAAACCGGCAGAAGCGTGGACGTGCCCAGCCGCGTCTGATAGCCGTCGTCTTCTTCCTGCGGCCATTGCGGAAGATACATCTTGCCTGCCGCCCGCATTGCCTCCGTACCGCCCAACAGCGCGTCAATCATCACGCCGTGGCCGTGCATCTTGGCCACAGCGGCGGTTTTGCTTGAAACACCCATAAATTACACCTTTCAGACGGCCTATTTCAGCGCGGTCAAAATGTCCGCCAATTTCCATATCAGTGCCGTTGTCGGGGTCATTAGTATCAAACCCCATGCAAGGCGGCGCATCACTTTTGATTTTTCCAACAATTCCGCCACTTTCCTTGCCTCCGTGTTTACGTTAAAATCCACCTATGATTTTTCCTTAACAGTGATAAGGTTAAATACAGAAAACCCGCAGAGTTGCCGCCCTGCGGGTTTTCGTTTTTTTTCAGACGGCCTCACAACCTGAAGCTGACGCGCGTCAACTCGCCACGGCTGACCATCAATTCGTTAAATGCCCGGCTCAAACAGTCGATTTGGTCGTCATGCTGCCCGTTCGGGAACATCCGCATTTCCGCAATCAGCGCGTCCGTGTCCCATGTACTGTCATCCAACACCATCACATTGCCGATATTGACCTGTGCCGCGAACGGTTCGGCGCGTGTAACCTTATCGCCCGATTCTGGGCTTGAGGTTACAGAAAAACCCGCCAACTGGCGGGTTAGATACAGGGTTTGCGACTTGCCCGCCTGCCCGGGGTCTTGCGGGATGGATATTTTCGTTTTCACGCCGTCTTTTTGCGCCGTGTTGCGCAATATTCTGTCCCTTTCGTCTGCGCCATATTGGCCGCGCACGATGTTGGCGATGATGTACCGTCCGTCTTCCGTAACGCCCAACCTGCCGCCTGCGGTGTAATCGCCGTCATTTGCGGTCGAGGCCAAATCCCACGCGCGGATCCATCGGATATTCTCTGCGGGTAGGGCTTTCACAAATTGCAGATTGTCAGGCTTGAACGTACCACCGTCAGGCGGCGCAGGCCTTTGCAAATACTGACCGGCGAAGACATACGGCGCGGCCTGTTCCATGCGCCTCAAGGTCTCAATATCATGTTTTTCAGGCCATAAGGCCGTGCCGTCGTCTTCAATCGCAGGCAAGCACAAGTGCTCCCATTCTTCGCCGTTGCCGCCATTAAGCAACCAACCCGCAATATCGTTTTCATGCAGCCTTTGCATAATCACGACAATTGGCGTATCGGGGCTGTTCTTCCGTGATTCCAGCGTGTTTTGAAACCAGTCGATAACGTTTTGCCGTCTAACCTCGCTTCGCGCTTCATCGGCCTTATGGAGGTCGTCCAGTATGATTGCGCCGCCGAATCCTTCGCGGTGTTTGCCCGCGCCGAAACCGGTAATCGTGCCGCCCGGGCCTGTTGCATACATCACGCCGCCTGCCGTCGTCTTCCAATGATGGCTGCTCTCGCTTGCCAGTGCGAAATCGGGGAATATCGCCCGATACTCTTCGTGTTGCACAAGATTCCGAATCTGCACGGAGTTGCTTACGGCCAGCGTTGCCGAATAGCTTGCGTGGATAAACTCGCAATCCGGCACGCGCCCCATCGCCCACGCGATAAAGTTCACAACCGCGATTTCCGTTTTCGAGTAGCGCGGCGGAATATTGATAATTAGGCGTTTGGTCCCACCGTTGAAAACACGTTCCAGCGCGTCGCAGATTAGGGCGTGATGCCGTGCCACCATCCATGGATAGCCGCGCCGTTGATAAAACATATTCAGCGTGAAGTAAAACAAGTTATTCCGCGAAGCTATGCGCAATGCCTCTTGTTTTTCCGCCGCTGTGTATGTCATTTTGCAATTTCTTTCAATGCTTCCGACAATGCGCCCTGCAAATCCTCTTTGGACATTTGCACTTCCCCGGCCTTCGGTGTCATGCTGCCGTCGGACGACACATTATCGACAACCTGCGTTTCACGCCATCCGGCACGGGTTTTCAGGTAGAAGATTGCCGCCGTCAAATTCCCTTCGCGCGCCTGCATTAACAAGTTCTGGGCAACAGAACCAATAGCCTTTGCCTGACCTCTTTTATATCTCTCAAGAACCTCTGGTTGTCTCTCGCAAGCTGCATGAAATGTGTTAAGGGCTATGCCGAAATAATCCGCTATCTGTGCAAGAGACAAAACGGCACCCAATGCCTCGATTTGAATAATTTGTTCATCATTAAAAGCAAATGCTGGTCTGCCGCCTTTATTTTTTTCACTCATTTCCCTACCGCCTCAATGACCGCACTGCCGCTGATATAGTGTTCATACTTCGGATAATGCAACAGCTTCATACACTCTTCCTTTTCCTTCTCATCCTTAAAGACGATGACCGTGTATATCTCTGCGCTGTTGCGCTCTTTCAGTTTTTCAGTGGATTCTTTGCGATGTTCTTTTATCTCACGCAGTGCATCTTTTGTTTCGGATATTTCCGTGTTGTCTTGGAACATATCGCTAAACCGCGCATCGCCATCAAACAGCAAATCGACATCGAGCTTGTCAAAACCCATATCGCCGAAGTCCACGCCGAAATCTTGGTTTAGCTCTGCCAGTAATTCCGTATCCCATCCACCTTGTGCAGACGGGTTATTCAGAAAAACCAGCATTTCAAGCTCTTCAGTCTCACTAATTCTCACAAGTGCGACATCAAGCTCATAATCGTTTTTACCGTCTTTGTAATTCTCTAAGCTGTCCATCACGCCTAAACGTTGATGGCCGCCTAAGATATACATCGTACCGTCTTCACGCTGATTGACCGTGATCGGCTGAATCAATCCGACCTGACGCATTTTGTCTTTCAACTTCTTCTTTGCGCCATCTGCGATTACACGCGGATTTTTCGGGTGCTCATGCAATTGGCTTCGATGGACAGTTACCATCTCAAACTTTTGCAATGACGTTTTCTTCATGATTCATCTCGTAGTTTCTTATAGCCGCTTCGACAAACGGATACCATTCTGCCACTTTCTTGTAATCAGCAGGATAGTGCTTTTTCAGCAAGGCCATTTCAGACGGTTCAAGCGAACGGAAAGAATGCCCCAATACGGCACTCTCGGGCGAGAGCTTTAATCTGTGATGTTGGATATAGCGCATCACTTCCGCTTTATTCCAATGCGCCACCGGGTATATCCGCCCGCGCTTATCATCAATGCTACCGCTGTTTTTAATCATGGCGCGACGGACAATACTGTCTGCGATTCGTTCACCCGCAGCAATCCACCACACATCAGACGACAGGCGCAGATACTGATAAACATCAAGCGGCTTCACAATTGGGACAGAGTAATCTTCTTTCCGGAAAATACCGTACCGCATCCACTCCGAAATCATAAAATGCGGGATGCGCTCAATCTCAATGCCGTATTTTTCCTCATACCATCGCAAATTTGCCTCTTGAAAACTCAAGCCCGGCACAGAGTACATAAACACAACATGGATGCGCTTAAAGTAACGGGCGCACAAATCCAGCGTTACTATGCTGTCTTTGCCGCCCGAAAAGCACACAATACAACTGTCCGAAATCCTGCTTGCCGTCTTAACTGTCTCAAACAGGATATTCGACATAATTAACCGCCTTTACCGCCGATGGACTTACGACGCGCGAGGTTTGCTGCCTCACGGCGGGAAATTGTGTTACGAAGTGCCCCATAACCCAATGAACCGACACGGCCAAAAGAGTTATTTCGGTTACCTCCGCTTGCAATATAAGAATTGCCTTTTGCTTTAGCCATTCTAATCTCCAATAAAAAACCGCCTTTCGGCGGGTTTACTCATATTTAAGCCAAATACTTTTTTCAGTAAAAGGCCTGCCTGTTTCAAAATGACGCGCCTCATCAAAAAACGCACCATCTGAAAACTCTATTAAATCATCATCAACATCAAACAAACGGAGCCTGCCATTTACCTTCTTTAAACTGACATGGCGGATATTATCCAGCACCCACGCATAGATACCATCTTCAATTTCATTCACGCAAGCATCTTCGGTATCTTCAGGCGTGGCAGGACGAACATCTACCAATTCAGCGACGCACATCATCACACCGGCAGGCAGTTGATGGGTTTCATTACCCCAAATAACCCACGCATCTTTCTCTGACTTAGATGCGCAAATCAACAAATCACCGCGATAGTCTGTCTTCCAGCTTCTCAGTTCGATTGATTTTTCACAATTGCCAATCAGAAAAGCAAACGGTTGTTTTACACTCAATGCTTTCATAATCTGCCTATGTTATACTAATAATTACATTAAATCATACTTAGTATAATTATGCAAGCTAAAAATACAGACTTTTTAACTCTACTTGAGGCCGCTCAAATTACACAGGCCGATTTATCAAAAAGACTCGGCATCACTGCGACGGCGATCAGCCGCTGGCACAAAATCGGCGTCCCGCAATATGCAGTCGCCTACCTTGAACTACTGGCGAAATATAACCGCCTGATAGATAAAATTTAACTATTGCATTCCCAATAAAAAATCCCCGCACCAATCAGGCGCGGGGCTAGAACCACGACATTAGGAAACTGAGGCGCGACCCTCTGGCGATTGGGAGCGTCCGCAATCCTCTCCCCTCAGCGTGAAACCACGCCCCGACAGCCTTTGCCGAACACCTTCAAACGGCAAACGCCCACAAAAACCTGAAACCGGCTGGAGAACCCTCCAACTCAAAATTTCAGGTTATTCAGGCCGTCTGAAAATTCAAACGCCGCTACCTGTACAGGCAGAAGCTCAAATTCAGATGGCCTGAAAACGCAAAAAACCCGCACATTGTCATGTACGGGCTTAAAAATTCATATCCTTTGGGCGTGCGAAAAGCCCCGCAGGGGTAACGGTTCAAATTATACACCTATTGTCGGAAAAAACAACAGGCCGTCTGAAAATCTGATAGAGGGAGAGGATTAAATCCCCCCATCTCCATCAAGCCTGATGCGTGAGGCACGGAATCAGGCTGTCTTCGTGCGGCATCGAGGCATAACGCAGGGCGTGGCGGTAGATTTGCCCGTTTTTCACCGTGACGGCGTAGTGCGCATCCCGTTGCAGGTCGAACGGGATATTGGCCTGACGCTCAAACAGCTTCGGCACGGTTTCCAGATTCACGGTTTCGGCTTCGCGGTATTGCGCCCCTTTTTCAACCGCCACCCGCGCCATCAGGCTCAACACTTCGGGGAACTGTTCGGGCGGCACGTCTTTGTAGCCGACCTTGAATTTAGACTTGACCGCGCTCCACAGGGTAATCGCCAAAGCCTTCTGCTTCTCAAACGGCACGGACTGGATCAGGATGTTGTGCAGGGCTTTGACTTCCGCCTGCTGTTCGTGGGTTAGGCCTGACGGCAGGGCTTTGCGCGGGGCTTGCGGTTTCAGACGGCCTGAAATTACTGCATCGAAGGTGCGGATAACCTGTAAAAAGAATTTGGCACTAATCCAAGTGGCGTAGGCGTACACCAATTCTT